ATAAGAGTAGCAAAAGGCAAATACAAAATGCCCACAAGTTTAATTGAAAGCGTTAAACACATAAAAAGAGACCTACAATGGCAAGAGAAGAACAAGTAATAAAAATAAAAATTGAAACAGGACAAGCAAAGTCCGCAGTAGCAGGTGTAAACAAAGGACTTGACGATACTAAAAAAAATGCCAAGAAAACAGGCAAAGGATTAGCAGCTACTTTTGGTGCTATGAAGACAGGTATATTAAACGCAATACCTGCTTTACGAGCATTTAGTGCAGCACTTGTTTCAACAGGTGTTGGTGCTTTGGCAGTTGCCGTTGGTGGTTTAGTTGCGTTCTTTCAAAAAGCATCAGTAAAAGGTGCAGAGTTTGCCAAGTCGTTAAGTGGTTTGAAAGCGGTAGCAGGTGCGTCAGCAGACGAAATGGAACGCTTATCCGACCAAGCAAAAAGTTTAGGAAGTACAACGGCATTTACGGCATCACAAGTTGTAGGATTACAAACAGAGTTAGCAAAGTTAGGTTTTAGTGTTCAAGATATAAGTAACTCAACACCTGCGATATTAGATTTAGCAGCTTCTTTGGATGTTGATTTAGCAAGTGCAGCAGAATTCGCAGGAAGTGTTGTAAGGTCGTTTGGGTTAACAACAGAAGATACACAAAGAGTTGTTGATGTTATGGCATTAAGTACGGCATCATCGGCACTTAACTTTGGAGCATTAACAGAAAGTTTAAAAGTTGCAGCACCTACGGCAAGAGCAGTAGGAGTATCAATTGAAAAAACTACGGCTTTATTAGGTGTGTTAGCAGATACAGGACTAAAAGGTAGTGTAGCAGGTACAGGACTATCTAAAACATTTATCGCATTAAACAAAGAGGGTATATCGCTTGAAGAAGCTATGGACAAAGTGCGTAATTCTTCTAATCAGCTTAACACAGCAGTTGAACTTGTTGGTGTAGTAGGTGCGAAGTCGTTATTGAATTTAGCAAACGCAGGAGATAAGATTGGCGACTTAGAAGATAAGTTTAATAATGCAGCAGGTGCAGCGAAAAACATAGCAGAAACACGATTAGATAACCTTGCAGGAGATACTACAAAACTACAATCTGCTTGGGAGGGTTTGTTGTTAAAAATAGAAGACGGTAGCGGACCCTTGGTAGATTTAAAAAGAAGTTTAACTCAATTAGTAACAGACGGATTGTCTTTTGTTACTAAAAACTTTGACAAATTTGCATTCTTTGCAAAAGAAATTTTCACAGATATAAGTTTAAGTTTTGGGTCATTTAAAGATTTTTTTATTGGTGGTCTTACTCTAATTGTAGGTGGAGTTCAAAAGGGTGGATTGAAAATAAAGGAAGCAATCAGTAAGATACCTATTATTGGAGATAGTATTGATACGGCAAAACTACAAGAAGATTTAAAAAACGCAGACAAAGTAATTAAGAGTGGACTTGATAGAATTGCACAAGGTGCTGATAAACAAGCAGAAAGGGTGCGTAATCGTTTAACAATAGGCGCAAGGTTTGCCAAAGAAATGGCAGAAGCAGAAATTTTTGAAGAACAAGTAAAGCAAAAGAAATTAAAAGAACAAAGAGATGCAGACAATGCCGAAAGAGAAAAAGAAACCGAGGAAGAAAGAAAAAAACGAGAAGCCGAAAAGAAAAAGGAGTTAGATAAACTTGCTAAATTACAAGACAAGTTTAATAAACAACTTGAAGACCAAGAGGATAAAACATTTTTAGCAAAGGCACAAAGACAAAGAGAACGTGCGTTGGCAGAATTAGATGCGTTAAAACTATCAACAGAAGAAAAACGTAAAGCAGAAAAAGCGATAAACGATTTCTATAATGAAGAAGAACGCAAAGCACAAATAGAAGATGATAACGCAAAGGCAGCAGAAAGAGAAAAAGCATCTGAAAAAAGATTAGAAGAATTACAATTAGAAAAAGATTTTGATGCATTTAGTTTTGAAGAACAAAGAAACTTAATAAACGAAAGACGTGCATTATTATTAGAAGATGAAACATTAAGTGAAGCACATAGACAACAATTACTTGAACAATACGGAGAAGCAGAACAAGAATTAGATAAAAAGAAAGTTGCAAGTAAACAAGCGGCACTACAAGCAGTAGCGAATATCGCAGGTGCAGAAACGAGAGTAGGACAAGCCTTATTGATTGCCAAGAATGCGTTAGCGTTAAAAGAAACTTTAATGGACTTAAAACGCATAACATTTAAAGGGACACAAGCAGTAGGAGAAGCAGGAGTTAATGCTGCTCAAAACGTATCCGAAAGTAGTAAGATTGGTTTTCCGCAAAACATAATTACAATCGCAGCAGCAATCGGACAAGGTGCGTCAATCATAGGACAAGTAAAAAAAGCAGTAAGCAAAACAAAAGCAAGTGGAGCAGGTAGTGCAACTGCACCTACTGTTGCATCAAGTTCAAGAAGAGAAGCTACGACACAAGCACAGGCGCCTGCGTTCAATGTAATAGGTGCAAGTGGTCAAAGTCAATTAGCACAAGCAATCAGTGGGCAAGAAAAACAACCTGTTAAAGCGTTTGTAACTGCAAATGATGTAACTACGGCACAAGGTTTAGAAAGAAACATTGTAGAGGGTGCATCTATATAAACACAAAATAATTAAATAAAATCGTTATACAGATATGAGAGTAGTTGAATTGATATTAGACGAAGAACAAGACAATTTTGTAGAAGCAATTTCGGTAGTTGAATATCCTGCAATAGAAGAAGATTTTGTTGCACTTAAAAACGAAGCGAAAGAATATAAATTTGCAGAGCAAGATACGGATAAAAAAATACTTATTGGACCAATACTTATTCCTAATAAACCTATATTCAGAAAGAACGGAGATGATGAATACTATATCTATTTTAGTAGAGATACAGTACGCAAGGCATCACAACTTTATTTAAAACAAGGCAATCAAGCTAACTCCACACTTGAACACGCAGAAAAGATAAACGGACTAACGCTTGTTGAAAGTTGGTTAGTAGAAGACAAAGAAAATGATAAGTCAAATTCGTATGGAATGGATGTGCCATTAGGAACGTGGATGGGTGCTATTAAAGTTGATAATGATGAGGTTTGGAACGATTATGTGAAAACAGGCAAAGTAAAAGGATTTAGTATAGAGGGTTATTTCGCAGATAGAGCCGATTTAAAGGAGAGTGAAGACGATTTGGCGGCTGAGATACTTGAAGAACTAAAAACTGCGTTAGAGGGCGTAGAATTAGAAACCTATAACGACTATCCACAGGCAGCAGTAAACAATGCAAAAAGAGCAATTAAGTACAAAGAAGAAAAAGGAACGTCTTGTGGAACGACTATCGGTTGGACTCGTGCAGGACAGTTAAGCCGAAAAGAAAAAATCAGCCGTTCAACGATTGCTCGTATGGCAAGTTTTAAAAGACATCAACAACATAAAGACGTACCTTATGATGAGGGTTGCGGTGGTATTATGTGGGATGCTTGGGGTGGCTCGGCAGGTGTTGAATGGGCGATAAGAAAACTTGCACAAATAGATAAAGAAAATATGCAAGAAGAAGTTATTGTTGTCAATGAGCAATACGCAATTATTGACGATAGACTTGCATACGCAACACAACAAGAAGCTGAACAAATAGCAGAGCAGTTAGGTTGCAAAGGTTTTCACATACACGAACACGAAAATAAAGAATGGTATATGCCTTGCGAAACCCATTAAAAAAAATTAGAATATGTTACGCAATTTATATAGAAAACTAAAATTTAAAACACCAAGCTATTCAAGTCCTAAAAATAGCCGTAGAGCCTGTTTATGCGAAGACAACACATATCACAGAGATTGTTGCGACGGAAGTTTACAAGCACAAGGAATAGGTAACATAGGCTCTTAAACGCAAAATTTATATAAACAATCGTTAAACCATTAAACACTTAAAACTATGAGTACAACAACCGATACACTAAACAAGGTTAAAGCGGTACTTGGTCTTGAAGTTAAAATGGAGCAACTTAAAATGGAGAACGGAACTGTGTTAGAAGCAGATAAGTTTGAAAGTGGAGAAGCTGTTTTTATTTTGACCGAAGACGAAAAAGTAGCGTTGCCTGTTGGAGAGTATGAATTGGAAGACAATCGTATTCTAAAAGTTGAGGAAGAAGGAATTATTGCTTCGCTTGACGAACACGAAGAAGAAGAAGTTGTCGAAGATGAAACTACCGAAGAAACAGAAGAAATGGAGTATGTTTCAAAAGAGGAATTCGCAGTTGCCCTTGAAGAAATCAAAGCAATGATAGAAGACCTTAAAGCAGGATATGATGAAAAAATGAACGCAGAAACAGTAGAACAAACTTCTGAAAACGAAGAACAAGAGGAATTAAAAGCAGAACTTTCTAAACCTGCAACAGAGCCGTTAAAACATAGCCCTGAAAAAGTAGCAGATAGAGAAGTTGTACGTTTCGCTAAAAACAGACCACACAATATATTAGATACTATATTTCAAAAATTAAACCAATAACAATGAGCACACAAAGAATAGATTTGACAGGCAGCGTTGCCTCGATTACAACAACCTATGCAGGAGAGTTTGCAGGCAAGTATATTTCTGCTGCACTTCTATCAGGCAAAACATTGGCAGAAGGAGCCATTACAATTAAACCTAACGTAAAGTACAAAGAAGTAGTTAAGAAAGTAGCTTCAACTGATATTATTTCTAATGGAAGTTGCGACTTTACTTCAACCGACGATGCACTTACACTTACAGAGCGCGTTCTTCAACCAGAAGAATTTCAAGTAAACTTGCAGCTATGTAAGAAAGATTTCCGCAGCGATTGGGAAGCAGTTCAAATGGGATATTCTGCATTTGATAACTTGCCACCTGCGTTTTCTGATTTCTTATTAGGACACGTTGCTGCAAAAGTTGCTGAAAAAACAGAGCAAAACATTTGGGCAGGTGTTAATGCTAATGATGGAGAATTCGACGGCTTTACAGTTCTTATGGCTGCCGACGGAGATGTTAATGATGCAGCTAATGGTTCTGAAACATCTTACACTTCAAGTAACATCGTTTCTTTACTTGGAAATGTAGTTGATGCGTTACCAAGTGCAGTTTACGGAAAAGAAGATACAACTATCTATATACCAACTGTTGCACTACAAGCATATATCCGTTCACTTGGAGGTTTCGGAGCATCAGGTCTTGGAGCAGCAGGTACTGACACCAAAGGTAACCAATGGTACAATATGGGTAATGCTTTATCTTTTGACGGCATTAAACTACAACACGCACCGGGTATGCCAAGCGACCATATCGTTGCAGGAGAAGCTTCTAACCTATACTTTGGTACAGGACTATTAGCTGACCACAACGAAGTAAAGTTGATTGATATGGCTGATATTGACGGAAGCCAAAATGTTCGTATAGTAATGCGTTTCACAAGTGGTATCCAATATGGTATCGGTTCTGACCTCGTATTGCAAACACTTGCATAATAATAATTGTTAAACACAAAAAGGGTAGGTTGGAATAGTCTTGCCTACCTTTTTTATTAAAAAAAAATAAAATGGCTTGTACACTAAACAAAGGAAGATTAGAACCTTGCAAAGATAGCGTAGGTGGTATTCAAGCGGTATACTTTGTAGATTTCGGAACATTAGGCGATATAACATACGCAACAACAAGTGATGAAATTACTGCATTTTCAGGTACACCGAGTGCTTACAAATACGTTGTAAAAGGTAACTCGTCTTTGGAACAAACAATAACATCAAGTAGAGAAAACGGAACTACTTTTTACGATCAAATTACAAACTTGACATTCAAGAAGTTATCCCCTCAATCACACGATGAGTTGGCACTAATTGCAGTTGCACGACCACACGTTATTGTAGAAGATAACAACGGCAATGCTTTTATCACAGGATTAGAATTTGGTGCTGACGTAAACGGCGGTACTGTTGTAACAGGAGCAGCAATGGGCGACCTATCAGGTTATACTTTGACACTTCAAGGAATGGAGAAAAAACCTGCTAACTTTTTATCAGGTGGAGTAACAGGAGTTGGTATTACAGTTTCTACTTCAAACATAGACGATATTTAATATCTGTTTTTCATAATTAGGAAAGAGGGGTTGCATTTTGTAACCTCTTTTTTTTTGCATTGATTTGCAAAAACATAACAAATTGTCGTTATACTATTATGATTGTATTAACAACAACAACAGATGCACAAGTAATAAAGGTAATACCAAGAGAGTACGCAACTTCTGATATATCTGCTAAACTAACAGACGATATTACAGGCGATGTATCAATGCCAACAGAAAGTACATTTACAAGGGTAGGCGACTATTTAAAAAGTGATGTTGCGTATAGCAGTTTAAAAGAAGATAGGTTTTACACTTTTACAATAGAAAAATCAACAGGAAGCGTAATATATAAAGATAAAGTATTTGTAACTAATCAAACTCTTGACCAAGTTAATAACGACCTATATACAATCAACGAAAACAAATATGTTGAGCAAGAAACAAGTAATAACGATTACATTGTAGTATGAGCAGAAGAAAACCACAACAAGGTAAGATTAACATAGTCAATTTAAGCAACTATGTATCTCCTAATATCGAAGTTCAAAAGAATAAGGATTGGGTTACCTACGGAAACAAGAACGAATACTTTGCATATTTGTTAGACCGATATAAAGGCAGTCCTACAAACAATGCTATTATCAACGGAATGAGCCAAATGATATATGGCAAAGGAATAGATGCAACAGATAGCAGCAGAAAGCCAAACGAATATGCACAAGCAGTAACATTATTTCACAAAGAGTGTGTACGCAAGTTAGTATATGATTTGAAACTAATGGGTCAATGTGCTATTCAAGTTATCTATTCAAAAGATAGAACAAAAATTGCACAAGTAGAACATATACCTGTTGAGACACTTGCTATGGAAAAGGCTTCGGAAGATGGCAATATCAAAGGTTATTTTTATTTTCACGATTGGTCAAACATTAAAACAAACGACAAGCCAACAAGAATACCTGCATTTGGCACAAGCAACGAGTCAATCGAAATTCTATATGTTAAGCCTTATGTAGCAGGACACTATTATTTTAGTCCTGTTGATTATCAGGGTGGGTTGCAGTATAGCGAACTTGAAGAAGAAATTGCTAACTACCACCTTAATAACATTATGAATGGATTGGCACCGAGTATGCTTATTAACTTCAATAACGGAGTTCCTAACGAGGAAGAAAGAAGTTTAATTGAGCAACGCATTTATGAAAAGTATAGTGGCAGTTCTAATGCGGGAAAGTTTATTTTAAGTTTCAACGAAAGTACAGACACACAGAGCAACATAGAAGCCGTACAATTAAGTGATGCACACAATCAGTATCAATTTCTATCTGACGAGAGTATGCGTAAGATAATGGTATCGCACAGAATTGTATCGCCAATGCTTTTGGGTATTAAAGACCAAAGTGGGTTAGGGAACAATGCTGATGAATTAAAAACTGCTTCAACGCTTATGGATAATACTGTTATCCGACCATTTCAAGAAATGTTAATTGATGCGTTTGATACAATTTTAGCATACAACGATATATCACTTAACTTATACTTTAAAACATTACAACCTCTTGAATTTACTGAAATTGATAGCGACCTTATTGATGACGAAACACAAGAAGAAGAAACAGGAGTTAAGATGTCAGAAGATACTGAAATGTCTGACGAGCTTGGTAGTGCTATTGTAGCAAATTTAGAACACGAAGAAATAAGTGATGAGTGGGAGTTTGTTGATGAAATAGAAGCAGAAGATGATATTGACGATGATACTTGGGTAAACTATTTACTTCGACCTAAACAATCCTTGTCAAAACGTATGCTTCAAACAATTACAGGAAAGCCAAGTGGGTTTAGTTATTTAGACAAATCATTTTACAAAATAAGATACAAATACTTTGAAAAAATACCGAGTAGCGGTAGCAGAACATTTTGTAGAGAAATGATGCTTAAAAAGGATAGTAAAGGCGCACCTGCGGTATATCGTCTTGAAGATATAGATAAAGCAAGTAGAGAGGGTGTAAATAGCACATTTGGGCATAAAGGACAACCATACGACTTGTTTAAATACAAAGGCGGGGTAAATTGTCATCACATTTGGAAAAAGGTGTTATATCGCCTTAAAGACAAAACAATAGAAAGTCCTGAATTTAGCGACTACCAACGCACACGCACAATACCAAAATCGTATAACATTGAGCCACGAGGTAGTAAGGAAGCAAAAACTGCACCTATTGAAATGCCGAATAGAGGACATCACCCAAACTACAAACCAAAAAAATCAAAAGGCACAGATAAAGTTTCAGATGCAAGAATAAAAGGACTTATATAACATTATGGCAACGGCACTATTCATAACACCTACTGACTTAAAACAGAACTCGCTTATTGACGGCAATGTTGACGTAGATAAGTTTATTCAGTTTATCAAGATTGCACAACAAATACATATGCAAAACTATCTTGGCACGGAACTTTATGATAAAATATCACAAGATATTATTGACCAAGATTTAACAGGAGATTATTTGATACTTGTTAGAGATTATTTAAAAGATATGTTGATACATTTTGCTATGGTAGATTATCTGCCTTTTGCTGCATACCAAGTTGCTAATGGCGGAGTATTTAAAAACACATCTGAAAATAGTGAAAGTGTAACAAAACAAGAAGTAGATACGCTAATTGATAAACATAGAACTTTTGCACAATTCTATACACGAAGATTTATAGATTTTATGACGTTTAATCAAAGTAAATATCCTGAATATAACGCTTCATCAAATGAAGATATGTATCCAAGTAGAGACGCAAATTTTACAGGTTGGGTATTATGATAAGAAAAAGTAGACCAAAAATTAAAAACATTGAATTGTTATTAAAGTTTATAGATAAAAAATTAAAAAACAATGGCAACACTTACAGGCAAAAAAATTAAAGATACCTATGACGGCTTAATAAAAACGTCAAATCAAGAAAAAATACCCTCGTCAGGGCAGGTACTTTTAGAAGACGGACTTGGCTTTGATAGTGCAGTGTCTATGGGTCGTGTTGATAATGGCGTTTCTGTAACAGGGGAGCTAACGATAACAAATACCGATGCTAATACAACAGGAAAGTTAGGTGTTAATACAAGCGACCCTGCCGAAGTGTTAGATGTACAAACTGAAAATGGTAGTGTCAGAATAAAAGAGGCAGGAGACTTTGGGTCGCAAGTAAATTTTAGGCACACGAACGGAACGCAAACTGCGTCTATTGAAAATAACGGAGCAACAAATCAATTTTTAGTTTTTCGTGCTAATGGCACAGGAAACGATAATGGGCAAGTTCGTTTTTTAACAAACGATTTAGAGTGTATGCGTATAGACGAAAACCAACGTCTGGGTATTGGCATACAAAATCCGACTGCTAAATTGCACGTTGAAGCAAGTTTAACAGAGGATATAAAACTTAATGTAGATGAGGGAAATGTGCGTATTGGTTCAGGTACGTCAAACGGCAGTTTTTTTGTTACTGCTTTTGACACGATTACAATGACACCAGAAAACACTCTTAATTTTGGTAGTAATTTTTATGTTGATTACGTTGACAATCACATTGGTTTTGGAACAAGCAATCCAGATGACTTTGTGCAGATAGTTGGCGATACAGGAGCAAAAATTGAATTAAGTAATGTTGATGAAGACAACGCTTTATCGGTAAAACCTCATTCAAGTACAGATACAAAATTTACAGTTAATCGTGACAATGGTACAGGAATTATTTTACAAGCGTCTAACACAGGTGGGACAGTTGCTAACGACATTAAGATTAACCCTTTTGGTGGCGATTTATTTGTAGGAGAAAAACCTGCTGACGATACTTTTAATAATGGTGGTGCAATTAAGTTTGACGTAGGCGATTACGATAACGACCCACGTATTTTAACTATACAATCGAAAGGGTCGGCAGTCGATGGTGGAGGTTTTTTATTCAAATCTAACAACCAAACTTTGTTTTCAATTTTGCCAGACGATGACGGAAATGTAGATTACAATTTTAGTAGTACTGCAAATTTTACAGTACAGGCACAAAGTTTATTGACATTAGGTGGCGAAGAAGGTGTTACTATAAGCAGTAACGAAGACGAAACTTTTTTGTTAAAAGAGGGTGGCACAACATTTTTACAAACAAAGGTTGACCAGTTTGGAGATGACGGATTAGGTTGTGAAACATTAAGTTTAAATACAGGCAGATTTGGTATAGGTCAATTAACTACTACTGCATCAGATGACGATGGGGAAGTAGGCGAAATAAGAATAGACGCCAATTATATATACGTAAGAACATCATCTAGCGAATGGAAACGAGCACAATTAAATACATACTAATATGAACACATACACTTGGGAAATACAAGCAATAAAAGTTAAAAGAAACGAGGGCGATTTAGTTAACGTAGTTTATCAAATACAATACTTGTATAGAGTAACAGACGGAGAGTTCAAAACCTTTGTTAGCGACG